CCTTTTATGATAGAAACGCTACCGCTTCCAGTTGCAGAGACGTTTACAATATTGCTAGGTTGAGGGTAGTTTGCAATTACTGTATCTACAAGTTGATATGTGCCAGAAATGTTAGCAAAAAGCTGAACTATATGATAACGTCGATTGCTAGGCACGTTAAATGATCTTCTTATCGAAGAAGAGGAAACAGTGCCTTCTAGCTGGATAGAAGTCCAGCCCGATCCAGAATATATTGTATGAAAATTTAAATTTTCGTGGTAGTATTGAGCGTTTTGGTCAGCACCATTGCTGCTTAAACTATAAACTTTGTAGCCACTAGCACCACTAACTGGCAACCAATAAGCAGTTATAGATGTATCACCAGGAGCTGATTGAACATATAGCGTCTCTTGGTAGCCCAAACCAGCAACATAATCAGTTGTACTTATCTGAGTTAGATCCTCAGGTAGAACGTTTGTTATTGTGTAGTTAGCTGGATTATAGCTTTTACCGTCGACAATAAGTTCACCATATGGATCGCTTACAGTTCCAATTCGAGTGCCCAGTGCCTCTACTCTTATGTGCTGATCTATCTCAAATTTAGACGCCATTAGTTACTAAATACCTTCTTGCCAGTCTGTTTTTCGTACTTCTTGATTGCAGCAACAATATCAGTTGCACTCATATTGTTGGCATTTGAAACATTAATGTTGTAAACATTGCTTACGCCCTTTTCAAGCAATCTGTTTAGCTTGCCAAGGGTTGTTTCAAGGTTAGATGTGCTTGTGCCATAGATACCGACGTTTGCAGCTTCGCCTGCAGCACCGCCAATGCCAGCAAGTTCCTTGCGTAGGTCTAGGAATTCTTGAAGCTTGCCTGAGCTTAGTAAGCCACGTGCAGCAACAGAACCAGAGATTGGATCCATGCCAAGCAGCTGGTCAATTAGAGCCTGGTCAGCACCGCCAGCCTGGAGGGCCTTGATATCAGCGGCAAATGTCTTTGCAGCATCCTTGATCTTTTTCATCTGACGGATAACTCGGTTTACGTCAAAGACAGCAAATGCACCGTTTGTGATTAGGCCGAAGCTAAGCTGGACGTTGTCCCTGAAGTTCTCAGAAGCGTTCTTTACGCGCTCCTTGGCATCCTTAAGAGCATCCTCAACTGTGTCAATTAGCTTCTGGACGTTCTTCTTGTATGCGTCAAGAGCCTTCTCAGCAGCAAGCTGTGCTTTGGTCTTAGTTTTGGTTCCGCCACCACCTGGCAAGTTAAGCGGAGTGGTGATTGGGGTGATTAGAGGCTTGGTGATCAGAGACTTTCCAGTCTTCGGGTCGATCATTGGGCCGCTGAAAAGCTTAGGTGTTGTTGCCTTAGTGCCAGTTCCCGCAGTTCCTGAACCGCCTCCAGCGCCAATGCCTGAACGGATGGCTCCAGCTACATAGTTACTGCCTCGAACTGCCTTGTCTAGAGGCGCTTCTACGCGCTTAAAGACGCTAATGAAGTTCAAGAAACCATCAGTAACAGTCTTAATGAACTCGCCAAGGATCTTGAATGGCTTTGTGATGTTCTTTACAATTATTCCGATTAGCTTGAAGCCAGCTGTGAACGGAATGAAAAGCGAGATTATAAATCCGATTAGCTCTCCAGCCCATTGGAGGAAGCCACCAAGGGCCTTCAATAGCTCAGCAAAACCGAAGGTCCCCTCTGAGGCACCAAATATTGCTGGAATCCAGCCAAACAGTGAGTCAACTAGGCCGTCTACAACTGCCATAACACCCTTGGCTAGTTCTCCAAAGGCACCTAGCAATTCAATGATTGGTCCAATTTGAGCTGCAAGTGTTGAGAAAACGTTACCGCTTTCTGCAGTTCCATTTAGGAATGAAGTCAGGTCAGTTAAGGTTGTAACGATCTTTCCGCCGAAGGTAGTGGCAGCGTCGCCTGAACCTTCGAAAGCTTCCTTGATCTTAACTCCGATGGCATCGGCAAGATTGGTCCATACGCTCATGTTGCTGTTAATGAAGTCAGCAACTGCATAGATAGCTGGGTAGAAGCCTTCACCGATCTCGGTCTTAGCGTTGGCTAATCCAGCCTGAAGAATTTGTGTTGCACCAGCAAGAGTGTTGCTCTCACGTGCAAATTGGCCCTGAGCCGCCTCAGTCTGACCATAAAGAATTTCAAGTGCAGCAAGTGCTTCCTGCTGCTTTAGAAGTTCACCAGTTGCGCCCTTGTAACCCTTGGCTGCAACACGAGCGTTGATGTCGCTCTTGCGGATTGACACACCGTACTTCTCAACCTGGTTGTACTCGCCACGGAATACCGCTGAGAGGGCCTGTACGGCGTCATAAGCGGTTCCGCCGAATGTTGCAGCTAGATCTGCACCTAGACCAACTAGGCCTTCTGTCTGCTTTGTGTACTCTTCCTGGGTGAAGCCAAGGTTGCTGAGTTGCGCACCGATTAGGTTTGCAGACTGTAGGTACTGGTTAGCTGAAAGACCATAAGCAGTTGCAGCTCGCTTAGAGCTGTCAATGATGGTCTGAGAAGAGTTCTTAAATACTGCAGCCGTTGCGCCGTAGGCCTGCTCTAAATTGCTGGCCTCGGCAACAACTGACTGGATACCGCTCTTAAGTGCGCCGAAAGAGATGCCAATACCGATAGCTGCGAATGCGCCATTGATGCTGCGTGATATTCGCTTTGCAGTAGTCTGAAGACCCTGAAGCTGCTTAGTTGCGCCTCTAGTTGCCTTAGAGAGATTCTTGTATTCTCCAAGGATATTGACTTCTAGATTCAGGGCCATTTAAATCAAATCTTCCAGTGAACCGCCCCGTTTATCTAGCGCGTCTATAAACGCTTCTACTTCACGGAGCGTAAGCTTGCGGTATTCGGACGGGGACATCTTTGTTGCAACGCAAAAAGATGCCATCCGTTTAGCAGCGTCTTTTTCTAACGCTACTCTTTTGGGTCTGTTTCACCAGCGTTCAAGATGCCCATAGCGTCCTTGAAAGAAAGCTGTCCAGCATCCTCAAGGGTGAACTGTGGGTTTTCGCGACGCTTAACGATGAAGACAACAGCCTTCAGGGACTTGCCCTTCAGGGACTTGTCGTCCATAAGCGCATCAATTGGCGACCCTGAGATTTGCTCGATGGTCTCAACCTCAGCGATAGTAAGTGTTTCAAAATCAAATTTAGCCATTATTTTTTACCTCCGTATTTAGCTATTAGATTATTCATGTTTTCGAAGTATCTTGTATATACTTCTTCGATATTTAATTTTAGCGCCCTTGAGAAGAAAGGATTAGGCATAATTCCTCTTCTAAACCAACCCCAGTGGATTGGATTAGCATAAGGAACTCTTGCTCCACCCGCTCTTACAACAACGGCTCTTTGTTGCTTAGCAACTCGAATGCTGTTTTTCAGCTTTCCAGTTTTGACAGGCACCAGGGTGCGGGCTTCCTCAGCGACGATCTGACCAGCTTCAAAGCCAGCTTGAGAGATTTCCTTTGCAGGAACTCCGACCACCTTGAGGGCTCTTACGGCTTCATTAAGCCCGCGTACCCTGATGCTTTCATTTGCCATATTAGGCAGTAACAACCTCGACGCCCCAGTAAATGTCTGAAGCTGGGTTGTGTGATGAGTTGTCAACCTCAAGCGCTACTGAGAACGAAGAAACTTCGCCAGCAGTAAGTGCTAGTGGAGGAAGCTCGCTGAATACAACGGTTCCCTCGTAGTGAGGCTGTGAGGTAGACGCGGTTGCGTTACCGTGTGGTGCGATTGTGAAAGCAACCTCGGTACCGTAGTTATCCCAAAGGATACGGTAAAGAGAAGTTGCAGCACCTGAGGTGATTCCCTCAAGGTTTAGGGTCCACTGCTTGCCGACAGATACCTCGCAGAAGGTACGTACGTCGCCAGGGGCGTCACCCAATTCAAGGTTTACAGAAGTTGCGTCGCAAGCGTAGTCGGTGGTACCGATCTTGAACACAATGTTCTGGGCCTTAATGCGTGTTGATGCAGCCATTATTAGCTCCTAGATTGTAATTGATAGTTCAACAATGACGTTAGTACTGAGGTATTCAGTATTGTTAATCGCCAGTGCAAATGGTTTTTCGACTCTTTGTAGTGCTGCATATTGTGGCAGCGCCTGCAAAACGTCTTCGATTAGATCTTCCAACTGTTCAGTTGCAAGTTCGTTTGTTGCTGTACCTGCAATTAGGACTAGCTCCAAGTTCATCTTGTACTCAGACCCGATGGTCTCGGGTACAAGGAATGGAGATCCTGAATTGATGACAACAATTGGTGGGATTACCCGCTCTGGAATATACTCGACAGCCTCAATACCAGCATCCACGAGTACATCGCGGAACTGTTCCTTGGCTGTGGTAATTTCGTTTGACATTAGAGGGCTGGCCTCACAAATGGCATCAGAATTGGGTAAACCGCATTCATCGGGTCCTTTGCAATACGGACAGGGTTACCATCCATGCTTGCAAACTGGGCTACGCCGTTAGGGGCAGAGCGACGGTGGAACAGCTCAGAAGCCACTGTCAAAACTGCCTGGTCACGAATGGTTGCAGGAACTGCAGCATTCTTAACGTAGTTGTTGATCAATGCATTGGCAGATGCAAGGCAGCCGTCAATGAAGGCACCTTCTTCTCTAGTGCCAACATAGTTCTGAAGCTGTTCTACCGTAACGCTCATTTTGGGCTCCTATTAAGCAGTAACTGGCAGGATGGCTTCTGGTGCCTCGACAGCAAGAGCTGCATACTGGTAGACCGAGAAGTCACGGCTTAGGTTGATGATGTTGTCATCGGTTAGAGACACGGTTGGAGCAGCGTATAGACGGATTGCGTTCGAGTTAACGAATGCAGCTGTACCGTTGCTTAGCGAGGTGTCAACAGCAACACGAAGACCAGCGAAAGAGCCGCCAAGTGCTAGTGGGTTTACAGAACCAACAGTGTTTACACCGTTGTTGCCCTGTACAACTAGAAGTGGACGACCGTCTGAACCTTCAAGCTTCATTAGAGACTTGAAAACGTCTTTAGCTACAACTAGAGCGTCAATAGCCCAGCCGCGGCGTTCGAACTTGTCTGCAGCCTCAACAACAGCGTCTAGCCAGTTGTTGTAAGTTGCGTTTGCAACGATGGTCTGACCAGAGGTCAAGCCCATGTCGATGATTGAAGAACCACCAGCAGTTACGTGGTCAGAAACCTGAGTTGCGAAACCAGCGCGAACAAAAGTGTTCAAGTTGGTTGCAACTGCAGATGCCATTGCACGCATGTGTGCGTCTAGGAAGTTAACCGAAGAACGCTCGATTGACTGGCGGCTTAGAGTGGTGTAACCACCAAAAGTCTTAACAGGTGCGGTAGCGGTAGTTAGTGCAACCTGGCCGTAGGTTAGGTCGTCACCTTCTGCCTCTTGCTCGTCAACTGCTACAGAGTTGGTAGATAGCTTTGCGTACTCTAGGGTGTTACCAGTAGCTGGTAGAACGCCAGTTGACAATAGACCGCGAACACCAATTGGTGAGTCAACGATACGGGTTAGGTCTCCGATGAAGCTGTTAAGCAATACAGAGTTGTCAGTGGTGTTACCTGAGTAGGTGCGGATGGTGTTGTCATCGCCTGCAATGATGGCCTTTAGGACCTCACCTGCAGAGCGAGTGTCAGCAGCTGGTACCGAAGATGCAACAGTGAAGCCCGACTCAACGAGACGGCGCAACTCAGCTACATCCTCCTGAACAGCCTGCACGTCGAACTCAACGTCAGTTCTTGATTCCATTGGAATCTCCTTTATTTCAGTAGGGGTTTCGTCCTCGCGGACTTCTTGGATTGTTGCTCCAGCATAAGCTGGAAACGGCACAACGCTGACTTCCCTGAGGGAAACAGCTTTGCGGATCACTGTAGAGCCATCGCGCTCAGATTCAACTGGCACGAAACCTACAGAGAACTTATTTAGGACGCCATCCTTCAAAAGGGTGCGTACTTCATTGCCACGAGCAGTGTCGCTGATTCGAGCAACGATTTCAAAACCGTGCTCAGAGTCGCGACCCTCGATAACTTTACCGATTGGCTCTTCGTGACCGTAAAATAGCTTTACATCAGTAACGTCTTCAGAGATTGATCCATGTTCGAATCGCTCAGTGTAGACTCCACCAATGTTGGCGTCCTGGCCATAAGGAACGGCAATACCAGTAACGGTACGGTCTTCCTCGTTAAAACGCAACTCAATGTCGCGTGTCTCGATGTTATCCATCTAGACCTTCCTTAGCTCGGACTTCCTCGGTAGTCAAAAACTCGTTCTGAATACCGACGGCGTAATTAGCATAACGCTGTGAGATGTCTGCTTTGAAAAGACCCTCGTAGTCAAACTTAACACGAGTTCCTCTAGGCAAGCAGTTGCTCAAAGCGTCCTCAATGGCGTCCAAATAAGCCATGAGAGTGTGGCGATAGAAGATCTGGTTCTCATCGCTCAAATTTGTGTAGGTGTCGCTGGTACCGTCAACTCCTGTGAGCAGCAAGCGAGCTGGGATACCGAACATGCGGGCAATCATCTGAACTGACTGGTTCTGCACATCGGTGAACAGTGCGTCCTTTGGAGACAATGCAACTGCGTCATAGTTAAAGCCGTTACCAAGAACAGCGATCTGACGGTTGGACTGCTTATCGTGCCAGCGTGCTGTTATCTCATCAGCCTGATCGGCAGACAGCATGGCGTTACTAGTCAAAACGCCTGTGGGCACTCCAGCGTTGGCGAACCAGTTTGAGGCGTATTCGCGCAGGTCTAAGGCTCCTGCAACGTCCTCTTTACACAGCTGTATTGGGCCAGCACCGTGTAGTTCGCCAGGGATCGAGAATAGCTTCAGGTGCTCCATCTCATTCGCTGGCACGACATCTGTAATAGTGTTTGGCCATGAACCGTGGCTGTAGCTATATTTCTTAGCTCCAGTAACTTTGTCCTGGTCAATACGAACATTCTTCGATGGAAGAATCTCCAATGCATTAACAGCACCGCTGCTGCTGAGGCGCTTAAGCCAGAATGCCTCGCCAGTGGTGGCAAGGCTAACAACGGTCTGGTAAAGGAACTCACGGCGTGAGTCAAGTAAGCTAGGGCTGTTTACGATAAGTGGGTTTGGAATCTGCTGCTCTGCACCAGTTGAGGCAATGTACCGAATGGTCTTAACGTCCATCTTTGAGATCGGTGTTGCCAGAATCTGGATGGCACGGTAAACAGATGTTAGAGACATTGCTGACGAAGGGTCAACAATGGTTGCGGAGTCTGAACGGCCTGGCGCAGTGCGAATGCTTGACGACACAGTTGCTCGATTCTCAACTGCTCTGTCTTCGATGCCCAATAGCCTCTGAAAGATGTTTGCCATATTGATCCTATTCTATCACAATATATTTTAAAACACTTGGATGGTGGTTGATTCGGTTATGTTTGCGCAGTAGAGTGCCATCACAGTTGCGAGTACCGCGTCTAGATCTCCGCGACTTTCCTTGCGACTGATGAACCAACTCTCTCCTGAGTACTTGGCAACGCCTCGTGGAATCTGGTCCTTTAGCAGAGGATCGTTGTTGTGCTTAACTCTCTCATTTGCAAATAGCCAGTATGTGAAGGCTGCTGCAGCTACCATCTCTTTAGCCCAGAACTGATACGTCGGAATGCCGCTTAGTTTTAGCTTCTTGCCGATGTTTGGCATCTGGCGATCATCCAAAGCGATGCCTTGTGGTGCATGCTTCAAGTATAGATCCTTAAGGTCATCAAAGATCTGCTGTTCGGTTGGATTGACGTAGCTAGCAACCAACTCTGTCTGGAATGTGCCATCTGGAAGTTTAGTAGCAGCAGCAATGGTAACGTGACCCCAGCTAGCAGTGCGGTCAACCGCAAATACAAGAGGGGCTTGCTTAGTTGTTATGCCACGGTCAGCTGCAAGGTTGAACAAGTCCAGCGGTAGCCAGCCTGGAATCTTGCTAGCCTCAATGAACTGGTTTAGACGGTATCGTCTTGCTTCAATCTCTGGAATGGAGCGCATATCTGAGATGACTCTATCCAGCGGGATGCGTCCACACTCAACGGCGGGATTGGCTGCGAAGATAGCATCTGGGTCATCGATCGCGCAATCGGCTGGTGCTTCCCAGCAGAAGAAGCCGAAACGCTCAAAGTCTGGATCTCCGTCAACTGCTTTTTGTCCTGTGACATATAGCTCCTTTAGTGTGTCCGACGTCTCGTCACCAGCTGTTGTAATGCCAATGACGATTCCGTCTTTCTTAGTTGATGTGCCAAGGGTAAGTGAGGAATATAGCCCCTTTGGCAGAATGTGCAACTCATCTACGATTCCGAGTGTGACTGGGATGCCCTGTAGGGCTGTCTCCTTGGCTGCCTTGATCATGTAGGTACCAGCACCATTGTTCAGGTGCATACCTCGATGCTCAGTTGCCTTGTTGAATCGCTTCTTAAGCCAAGGGTTGTTGTTGACCGCGTATAGAGTTCGGTTGTAAACAATGCGGGCTTGGTCTACCGAGCTAGCAACTCCGATGACGCTTGGGCCAGTCTCATGCATGAGGAGGCCGTACAGGCTCAGGGCCTGCGTCAAAGTTGACTTGCCGTTCTGGCGTCCCATGGACACGACCACCTGACGATACCTCAGACGCCCAGCCTTTTGAGGGTCTGGGTAGTCGTCTGGGTATCGTTCAAGGACCGAACGGAGTAGCCACTTCTGCCACTCGTCCAGCTGGATAGGGTCAGTGCCAGTCTCCTGAGTACACATGAACGTCTCAACAATCTTGATGAGCGTATCGCCATCTGTAACGAAATTCTCGCTCAGAGGTGCGGTGTAACGGGCTGGTAGCTGCATTATCTCTTCAGAATCTCCGCTAGTGGGTCTACTTCAACCTTACCTGCCTCAATCAACTTCTTAAGGTCGTTGACGGCACGGCGAAGCTCAGCAGCAGTGCTGGTCATCGGCTCTGAATCGTACATCCGAGCCAGATTGAGGCACAGCTGTGCGTGTACTTGTTTCTCAAGGTCGATCTCACATGTATCCAACCAAGCTTGTATTGTCTGTTCCATTATTCTCCTAACATTCAAACAAATGTTCGATAATCTAGCTAATTTCGTTTACGAACTGCGCACATGCGTGGGGGTCGCCCAGTTCCACAGAAAAAACGCTATCGCGTTCATTCGAACATTTGTTCGGTTCTAGAACCATGCTGGGTTCTTCCACTCGACTCTGCGCAGGCCGAAGTTCTGCCTGTCCTTCTTGCGACCATTACAAACAGAACAAAGTATTCTGAGGTTCTCGAATGAGTTGTCCCATTCATACTCACCATTACCTTGATGTCCTGGGTTGATGTGGTCAACATGTAGGTCTATGCCTGCAAGGTCTGGCTTACCGCAGCCCATGCATGAGTACTCTGACATGGTGGCGAGGTAGGCGGCCCGTATGCGCTTCCATTCCCCTGAGCTATGGAATCCATCACTTGACATACTTACTCCCCTCTATGGCCTTCCTGACGCTGCTCAGGGCATATAGAGCGCCACTGAGGAAGCCCAATGAGAATCCAACCAAACTACATACTGCTGTTATTACTATTTCCATACATACCTCCTAAATTAAAACCCCGCACGTGCGGCTAAGCAGACAGTGCGGGGCTGCACTGCAGGCTGGGGAGAGGACACCAACGGGTTGTTAGTGGACAATCCTGCAGTACCCATCTATTCTACCTCACCAGACTGATTGTTCTTTTGTTTGTAGTGCTTCCAGCCCGCTGCCTTCTTAGGAACATAGCCACGTCTCTTGTTAATCAGATCCGTAACTGGCTCAAGGTGCTCAGGGTTGCAGCACAAGGTATTGCTATAGCCTTCCGAGTCATAGCAAAGGTGATCTACGAATAGCGTCTTGCCATCCTCGTCCACAGGGATTGGCCCAACAAACAACTCATAGGCAACTCGGTGAACCAAGGCTGGACTTTCTGCCTTGCTCAACCGAATCTGACCGTATGGTCTTTTCTTACCTGTTCTGGCTCCTTGCCAAATCCAACAGCCATTCTCATCTTCGACTATCCGACGAAGTAGGCGTTCCTTTAAAGTTCCTCTAGGACCTGGCATTATTTTTCTCCTACCATTTGTTTGACAAAGCTTCCTACTATTACGTAGTAACCTACTATTACTTTGGCAAGCTTGTCTGACAAGCTTATAGCCCATATATTTACTGGTAAAAAGCTTGACAAACCAAAAAAGCTTGCCATTTGACATGTCAAACAAGACATATTACACTCCTTCTGTCAAGTAGCTCAAATCAGGCATTTTTGGACGCTGATAGACAGCTCCAGCAGGTCCTTTTTGAGGTGTAATTTCTTCCAGCCAGCCAAGAGAAACTGCCTTCTCAATCACACGAGTGGTGGTCCTTTCGGACTTAGCTTCCCACTTCTCATCCTTGGCTAGCTCATAAACGCCTTGGAAGAAGCTCTTACGAGTGATTGCCTTGCCCTGGGTCTCCAGGTACTCACATACCTTTCTAAGCTGATCTGCGTCTGGATCCTTGTAGCCACCCTTTGCAATGTCCATAACAATGTGTCCACGCTTGAACTCACGAAGAAATAGACCCTTGATTGTTACAGGCTCAGACTCCTTGCTCTTGCCTCCGTGCTCCTCAAAGTCAGTAGATAGTGTTAGAAATAGGGGCGTTTCTCCATTTGAGTAGAGTGGAATCTCTGAATATGGCTCAAACTTGTCATTTACTGTGACTGTGACAATATTGTCCGCATCACTGTAAAAAGCCGATGAACCACGTGGCTTTGGGTTAGGCATGCGCTTAGTTACGTCTGAAGGGTGGTGAATGAAGATAGTAGCGGCGTCTGGAGCAATGCGCTTACCGTTGTTCATTACCTCCCACATATCTGAAGCATCATTTTCGCTTTCCATAGATGAGTTTGCCGAGAGTGTGTCGATCATGACCATTGAGTAGCCGCGTTCAGCATTCTTAGCTGCCAAGAATTCGATGTGGTTCTCATTGAGGACATCTACCGAGGTGACAATGTCAATCTCGCTCTTGATGTCATCCCATGCCACGCCATTTGCCTCTGCCCAGTCTCTGAAGCGCTTGGTAATACCAGACTTACCTTCACCGACAACGTAGAGCACACGGCCCTTCTTGACTGGCTTGTCTAGGAAGTCTAGACCGCTAGCCACACATCCTGCCATAGCGATTGCTACGAAGGTTTTACCGATCTGCGAACGGCCAACAAAGCCGTTGATGGATCCGCTGTACCAAATGCCCTCAATGACCCACTCAAGCACAATGCTCTCAAGATCAGCCCAGTCCCAGAACTCTGGAACACCTTGGTGCTTCTGGCGTTCACGCTTCTTGGCCTCACGTTCAACGTCTAGCTTGTATAGCCTCTCCTGAACATCCGATTCAAAGTCTTTTTCTGGCTTAGGGGCGGTTGCCTTGGCCTGCAACTCGGGAACGCGTGCCATCAGGCCCTTTAGGCCATCTGACCACTCACGCTCATACTCTGCAGTGTTGTATTTGCCTGCCAGATAGAGTGCCTTGAACTCCGCAAGCGCCTCCAATGACCCAGAAGCGCCTTTGGCACCCTCAGCAACGATTGCGTACTGTGTGTCACGCATAATGTTGTGATCAATCTGCCCTGGAATAACATAATCCAGAATCTTGCGGATCTCTGGCGCAATATCACCCTTTGGGAGGTCATTAAACCAGTCCTCAGGGGTTTTTACTGTAGGGGCGTCTACTTTTACGTCCTCAAACGCGTATGACCATTCAGGGGCCTTAGGGAGTGAATTCCAGTCTTCTGCAGATGGAACATCTCCGTACCAGATACCGAGGCCATTGGCAATGCGGCGATCAATGCCGTCTAGCTTCATGCCTTTGTATTTGATTGGTGCAGCTTCAGTTACGCCCTCTGGAAAGTCATAAATTAGGTGCTGACCGCCAGATGGTGTTTCATAGAAGACTGGGGTGTCTGGGAGGGCAAGATCGTGGACCTCTAGAGTTAGCCAGCCATCTTTGCCATCCTTGACGTCCATGTCGATAGCACCCTTGGTTGGGTGATACCAAGCAACTAGAGGCTGAGGGTTACGGGCAGGGTACCAATAGGCGTCTACTAGTTCTGGTGTGTTGATCTTTACTGTTGACCACTTCAGGCCGCCAGCTGGTCGCTTTTGGCCATTTGGCAGGATCTCAAATGGAACTACTGTACAGCCGAGGGCTACAAGTGCGTGTGCTTTTTCTCTATTTTCCACTTTTGCCCTCCTTAGAAGTGGTAGTGCCAAAAATGCTATTTATTCTAGCCTCATACCAATCTTGGATAGCTATTCTTGATTCTTTTGCGTGTTGCTCACACTCGATGTAGTGAGTCTCATCTATATACTGACAGCCGCATTGTGCGGGTTCAATGTTACTGATTGCCATTTCTCCTCTTCCTTAGGTATTTCTATAATACATCTAATTTAGGTATGTGTGTTTCCATTTCGAATAATTTTTTTAGGTTTATTTTTCTAGAGAAAGAGAGAGCCCCTCCCTAGCGAACTAAGGAGGGGCGACTGATGGCAATCAGTTGATAACTGCAAGAGAAAGAATCTTTGCTGTTTTATTCTAGCATAAGTTACAGACCTAGTGCAACCCTTAGAGATTCTAGTTTTTCTGGATCTAGAGAAGCTAAAGCTTCAGCTAGAACTTGAACGTTTGTCTCTTCTTCAGTGTCTGGTACTTCTACCTCGCTGATGATGTTGTTGTTTGGCTTGCTAGGGTCAAAGCCACCAAGGCCATAAACTCGGTTAGTTGCCATTATGCTTTCCTCATTTTGATTATCGGAGATGAAGTTCCCAACCTTACAATGTTTGCAGGATTTATGGTTGATGGTGCAGTTGCGGTACTCACATAGAAACCGCTGATTAGAGGTGTTGTAAATGTAGTTGTAGAAGTTGCAGTGCTGTTTAATATTGACAGGTTTAGTGGATTAAAAGTTACAGCTCTAAAAGCAGATGATGCTGCATTTGTGATATTTCCAACCCAGTAAATGCCAGGTTCTAGTACCTGGCTTATTGTGATTTCTTTTATTCCAGTTGAATCTATAGCTACCGAGCCGAATGAAGTTATTAGCGAGTCTGGTAGTAAGCTAGTGGCGCTTGAAGAGTATAGATGAACAGTTGTAACTGTTCCAGCTGCACCTGCAGTAGTTACCTCTAAGCCAATTCTGTCAAATGTTGTAGTCTCATTGACTACTACTGCTGTAAAAAATAGTCTGCTAGAGGCATATGTCAATGTTCCAGATGCAACACCGACAGTTGGTGGGTAGTAGCTACCAGAGACCATTGGCGGGTTTACAACACCAGCATAATTGATTGCTGACAGAGATGCGCCACCAGTAGCGTAAGCACTCTTCTTGAAGTCAACGAACATCTCGCCAGTAGAGCTTGAATCCAAAGTCCAAGCGATAGCCACGTTGTAAGGGGCGGCAGGTGCAGTTTCGGTTAATGCTCCTGCGTTACCTGCATATAGGGCTGTGTTTGATCCGCTGAATACCGAGTTGTCGTAAGACATCTTTCCAGAGATCAGCGCGTAGCCGTAGTCATCTGCAGCTACTTCGTTGTCTACAACAATACCGACGATCTTGGTTGGGTCTGCAGGCGTGCTGGTTGCTACGTCTACAGGCTCAACTTTAAGTGCACCGTCATTGTACGAAACGGCATAAACTAACGTTCCAACTGGGATTGCAGTTGTTCCGCTGTTGTTTTTGATAAAGACTTTTAGCTGGTCAGCGTTGCCGCCACCTCCGCTTGGGTAGGTGTTAAACCATAGGAAGCCACCCTCGCCATCACTTACGTAAGTAAGTACCTGGCCTTCTTGTGGGTTGTCCACCCATAGGCCATCAAACTCAGTTCCAAATGAGAGTTTGCGGCGCTCCCAAAGATCGGTTGTTTCGTTCCATGCGAGGACCTGAGAAGGCTGATCTGGGTCACTAGAGATATCGGCGTCTGTTAAATCAGAAAGGGCCATATCTCCTGCACCAGCTGGACCTGTAGGACCAACCTCACCTTGAGGGCCAGTTGGTCCAGTAGCGCCTTCAGCACCAACGAATGAGTACTCATTCCAGTAAACGCCGAGCGACGTTGTCGGTATAAGAGCATCGTTGTTTGCAATACAGATGTAGTAGTTGCCAAGGTAGTTAACAATGTCGCCAACTAGGTAGCCGTTAGGGTCAACGCGGTTGACGTCCCAAGCAAAGCCTGCTAGTCCCTGAGGCCCAGTAGCGCCAGTAGCTCCTGTTGCACCTGTTGGGCCAACCTGACCAGTGCGAATAAATACAGCATAGATGTGCATTTCATCCGTAAAGCTGTAAGTGCTTTCTACTAGAGTTACTGGGATTGTGTCTCCGACAGTCCCCTCAGTGATTGCGCCAGTTACTTCCCAACGCTGATATCTGGTTGCATCATCAAAGTCTTGAAGGTAGACAAAGTCACCAACTTTTAATGTGTGGATAAAGATGTTGATGTCATTTCCATCACGATCTGTGTGTGACATGACAAGTGCGGTTGCTGCAGTTTCGGTAGCAGTGTTCCAATAAACGTGACCAGCAGCAGGGTTGCCTGTAGTTTGGTTTGCTTCTGCTGTGAACTGGAAGAAAGCTTCCGATAGGCCGTCAGTTCCTGCAGGACCTGTTGGACCAGTTGGTCCTACTTCTCCTTGCGGGCCTGTTGGTCCTTGTTCTCCAGCTGGTCCAGTAGGGCCAGGGACTGTCGAATCAGCGCCTGTAGCTCCTGTAGCGCCTGTTGGTCCAGTTGTGCCAGCTGGGCCAGTCGCTCCTGCTGCACCCGTCGGTCCAGTTGCACCAGTTGAACCCTGCGGTCCAGTCGCTCCTGCAGGGCCAGTATTTCCAGTTGCTCCAGCGGATCCAGTTGGTCCCATGGCTCCTGTGGCTCCAGTTGCACCTTGCGCTCCTTGCGGACCAGTTGGTCCAGTTGATCCTGCGGCACCCGCAGAACCTGTCGGTCCCTGAGGGCCTGTTGCACCTGCAGGTCCAGTTGGTCCAGTGGCTCCAGCAGGCCCAGCAGGACCTACTTCACCAGCAGTAATAGTAAGAGTAACCTCTGGTGGAGTTACCGAAACTTCAATTGAACCTTCGCCAGATACAACAATCTCGCTCATTATCTTGTTACTTCTCCAATAATCTTAATGTCACCGAAAACTAGTGTCTTGACGTCTCCGCCATTGTCGAACTGCCAGTCCCAAACACCGATAAACATAGGTGCGGTAACTAGCTCGTCCCCAACATAAACACTCTCAACTTCTGCGTCTACAACAAGTTCTGCTGCTACCTCAGAAGGGATGGTCACGTAGGCGCGTCCATCAACTTCGGTGTCTAGTTCAACTTCTAAATCCCATGAGTCTTCGCCATTCTGGGAGACGCGGATCTGAGCTGACTGTGTGCCAGTAAATACGTAAGGCTCTTCATCCTGCTGTAGGTTGAAGACAATACGAGTGTCATCGCCGCCGTAAGCAATAATGTCAAGGCGAGGCGGAACAAGATTAATCGTTGCCATCTGTGGCTTCCTCCACTACTTCTACCACTGCTTCTTCAGCAACAACAGCTGGCTCAGTGATAAGGTCTACTTCCTCTATTTTAGCAGGTTCGATGACTTCCGACTGCTTAGCAGCCTTCTTTGCCTTGGTAGGAATGCCTACATTCTGAGGGCCATTGTTTCCGTCACGGGTGAACGGGATTCTGTTTGCGTACATTGTTTCTCCTTGATTTAAGGGAGGACTGGCGAGGAGGTATTACCAGTCCGCCCAGCTTATTTACCGATTTGAGCTTTTAGTTTTACGTGCTCTTCGTAGATCTCAAAATATTTCTCACGCCAGTGACCAACCTCAGAGCGTAGCTCTAGGATGTCAGCCTTAAGGACGTCTATTTGTTCCTGCAGCTCTTTGCGCAGGACCTCTTCATTGCTTAGCGTCTGCTCTCTACGAGCTAGCAAAAATTTAAACAGACTGGTGCCAGTTGCTCCAGCTGCGCCGCCACCCAGTAGGGCCATTATTGTTTCAATGTTCATTAATCTGCCGTCAAATCTAAAGTAATTGTCCACGATTCTGGCGTAATCTTCTGAGATACACGCTTTGCAAACCAAATGCCGTTGATGTCAACTGGGCCAGTTTGGATGAATACACGCACTGGGTCAATTAGAGGGTCTACTTGGTAAGCACGAGTAACCATGCCCATTCTGTTAACTACTTCTGCAGTTAGCGATTCAATCTCGCTTCTGTCTTCGAAGTAAGGAACTTCTTCAATCCAGCGGCGTAGGTATAAGCCAGCGTCACCTGATGGTGCGTCTAGGTTTAGCTGAACGTCATATGAACGCTTACCGTAAATAGCAATGCTGTCAGTGTCTTCATAAGTTTCGGTTGTTAGCTCGTCATAACTTAGAGAAGCAATTACCTGGTTAGTGATGTCTTCAATGCTGTTTGAGATTGTGAAGTCCGAGATGCAGAAGTGATCTACCGACGTCGCGTCGTGCTCGGTGCTAAAGCCGACATAGTTCGGCTCTGTCAGCAAATCCTCGTTCGCTGCATAAATAAGGGCTGGGACCGAGCGGTTAAACCAGAAGATAACTCCGCCTCTGTTCTGACCCATAACGGCGTATTCGCCCTCTGTCAGTTCATTGATGACGTCACTAGCAGAGACGTTCTCACGTGATTCCGCAGGAAATACTGATCGGTCATATGCCGAGAATGTGCTCCAAAGGCTGTCGTCATAGGAGACGCCCCAAGTTGCAGGTGCAATGTAGTCTTCAAAAATGTTAAACATGCGCTGACCAAAAGACTCAGCAGATGCATACTCATACGATGGAATGTTTACATTTAGAACTCTAGACATAGAATCTACTGCGTTTAGGGTTGTGTGCGAGTTCCCGTATACGTCATAAGTTGTAGATAGAGTGTCAATGAATCCAGAGAATAGGTAGTCTTCAGTTCCATCTGGGGACGCAGCAGAGGCAAGTTTAACTCGTACCTTGTTATCTAGCTGCAATGCAGTGTTGACACGTGGGTCTGCTTCATCTCCACGCATAGTTAGGTCACACTTGCCAACCTCTGGTGTCTTTAGAAGACCCTTGTCTATGTTGTAGCTAGCTTCAATGTTGCACTCAGCTACCGAGCATTCGATAGGCCACCAGCCGTAGGCTGTCACAGATATGTATTGAGGTGTGCTGTCATCGTATGTGCCATAGTCATGAGTCTCGATTAGCGTTAGTTGGCCGTTCAGCTCTTCCTGCCAGATTTTAAATCGATAGTCCTCTGAGTCTGGTGAAACGCCATCGATTTTTACAGTGTAGACAGGAATCTCTGGGTATGCATTAATGTTGTAGCTTCCATCTGGAACTACAGCATTAAGGATGTTTTCCTTTTCAACATAAAATTTAACGTCTGAACCAGACGATGGGCTGATTTGAATCAGGTATCTGCGCGAATCGGAGTCTATATCTGTAGATGTTCCAGCCCAGCCCAAAAGCACGCTGCTGCTTGAGTATCTACTAGTTCCAATTTCAGCAGCAACATTAGGCCATGATGGACTTGAGCCAGTGTATGGAGCATAGTCTACTGAGCCGATTAAGGTGTATGTGCCGCCATTTTTTCTATAGACTGAGTAAGTTGTAGTTTCGTCTGGATCGCCAGCGTTCTCAATGTGGTAGTTTCTATTGCCGTTACCAAATGCTGGTCCGTTGAGATCTTCATTGCTGACATAATTAGTTACTACAACTTCACCGTCTCTTCTAATCTCATAGAAATCTTCACCTTCGTATGAAGGCCAGTAGAGGCCGATGTCGTTTCCCCATTCGCCGCCTTTTATGATAGAAACGCTACCGCTTCCAGTTGCAGAGACGTTTACAATATTGCTAGGTTGAGGGTAGTTTGCAATTACTGTATCTACAAGTTGATATGTGCCAGAAATGTTAGCAAAAAGC